TAAGAAATTTCTTCAGTTCCTACTTGAAAATAATTAGTTCCGGTAGAAGGAAATCCTGTTGTACTTCCAACATTAATAGTAGTTCCGGATCCACCTGTACCATTAGCATCATTATTTAAACCTGGAGCTGTTAATGTAGTTGTTATTGATCCTAAAATTGTACCACCAAATAAAGATATACCCCAACCAAAAGCCCCTATTTGTTCAGCCGGTCCTACGTGGTAGTATTGATAATAAGTAATTCCTCCAGAAGTAGTTGCACCACTTCCTGTTTCAACACTTGGCATTGTAATAGTTATAGTATTTGTAGTTGGTACACTAGTTACCATAAATTTTTTATCACAAAAATCTGCTGATCCAAAATTAGAATTAGTTATTGCACTAAATGTAGAAACATCACCAAATAATATTATATCTCCTGGAACAAAACCATGAGATGAACCAAAAGTAATTGTTACAGCTCTATCATTATTAGTTGTGCTAAACGCACTAGTAATAGCTGTGCCTGATGGATTTGTTAATGGGTGTATGTCATAGTATACTCCTCCAGAGTATACATATAAAATTCTGTTTGTACCAATGGCTGCAAATTTTGTAGATTCTTTATTAACAAAATGATGAAGTCCTCTTGCAACTCCTGTAAGTTTTGATTCTCCTAATTGACTCCAACCACCTATTTTTTCTGGTGTACCATATCTAAAACGAACGTTTTCGCCGCCTGTCCATTGAGACTCAGCTCCTGTTGATGTAACTTGTTTATTAAATCCCGGTAGGAATCCTAGTTTTTGTAACATATAACCTCATTATATTATGCATTCCGTATTGGCGGAACACCTAACATTGGCCTTTTGTCGAACCTATTCTTTTCAGCAAAAGGACCATTTACATGGTTATAATGAAGAAACACTTGTCCGCAAGTATCCCCTTCAAAAGGTTCTCTCCAATGCTCTAATTCACATCCACTATATACTAGCATATCGCCTACTTCAAGCAAGACTTTCGTGCCTTTGGGTGCATTGGGTTTGTGTATATTCTTATACTCATCTATAACGGTGTCAGCTCCTGTACCATCGATAAATATAGGCCACGGATCTCCACCTAGATTTAACGTAGTAGATATTTCACAAGAAGGCCTGTCTTTATGACGTTTTAATTCATCACCTTTTTTATATATTCTAGCATAAGAATAAGTTGGTATTAAATTAAGCCCTGTTTCTTTAGCCATGACTGGTAACATTTTAACAAGTAAAGTTTCCATAGCAAAATCAGCATAGTGTGAATAAGTATTAGGTATCTGTTGATCTGTCCAGGTTCCTAACATGCCTGTATCATAAGTAATGTTGTTCTGATACATCCATTGAACTGCATCTCTTTTAAGAAGAAAATAGTTAAATACAAAGTTAGCTAACTCATAGCTTACTGCATTTTTTATTACGTGATATTTATTGAAAACCATGTTGTATAAAATTAAAACTTACTGATATCCTTATATCATTTGATTCGTTAGGTGTAACATTATGCCAAAGATAAAATGGAAATATTATAATTCTACCTTCAACAGGATCTAAATAACACTCTCTCCATAAATGTTTTGGTGGTCTACCTTCTTTTCTTACAGGCATATTTAATTGAACTCCTGGTCTTGGATCATTACAAGCTAACTTACCAGAATTTTCTGGAGCTTTTATATAATACACACCACTAAATAAACTATTAGGGTGTATGTGTGGAGCGTTATATCCACCTGGTGGATTTATATTAGCCCACATATTACCCAATACTGGTTCACGATCTAACCATTCTTCTTTCCATATATCTTGCATCATTATAAATAATTCATCTACCAAAGGTTTAAATATAGGTATTTGATGCATTTCAGTTGTAGAGTGCCAACCATTACGATTTGTTTTTTTAACTCCAGGATCTCGTTTAGACCATTCAATTATTTCATTAGCAAATAGTTGATTATTTAATTTTACATCTTTGCCATATATAGTTGTTGGAAAAAATTGTTCTTTAATCATCTAAATGGTTTGCCTCCAAACCAACAAACTAAAGATTGTCTCATTCCTTTAGTTACTGGATTAACTCTATGATTTAAAAATGATGCAAATATAATTGCATGTCCTTG